AGCGGGCTTCGGTTGACAGTAGGAAAGGGGCCGCGTCTGCCCGTCGGGCCAGAGGGCACAGCCGAGGATGGCCAGGGCTAGGATGGCCAGCAGGCGGGTCAGCACCCACCGCGCGGCGGCACTGAGTTGGCGGGTAGGCTGGGGTTGGGCAGCGGGCTTCTGGGCCAGCAGCTGCTGGCGGATGTGGCGCTCGGCGCGGGCCCGGGTGGTGAGGCTATGCACGGCACACCTCCTTCCGGTCACAGGCTGCGCATTTCTCGGGCCGCGCCCCGCTGGCGTAGTCGAAGCCCACCACGCGGCGGTGGTCAATACTGCGATTGCGTGGATGCCCAGCTTCTTTTTCTTGATACTGACGCTTGCGATAAACTTTGCCGCACGCCTTACACTTGCGCCTGCCAGCGGTAGTAACAAACGTATTTTCAGGCGTGTACTCATGCCCACTAGGGCAATGCGTTACTTTTTGATTGTGAAGCCGGCCTTTACCTAAAGCATCCTGGGTATTCTCCTTAGGTGTTCCTGCGAACAAGTGTGCTGGGTTTACGCAAGCCCTGTTATCGCAAGAATGGCAAACAGACAACCCCTTATCAATTGAGCCATTGGCTATCAAGAAAGAGAATCTATGGGCTCTAATCTTAGACGACTTATAAGAGAATACCCCGTACCCGTTTTCATGGAAAGTACCTTTCCAAACCCAACACATGCCAGATTTATCTACCCTTTGCCAAAAGCGGGCTAAGGTTGCGTTAGACGGTAGCATTGGCCACCTCCTTTCTTTTATACTGGTGAGGGGCTAGGCCGACGGCGAAGTGGTAGGCCAGTAGTTTGGCGTAGGCTGCGTAGGGGGCTGCGTGCTGAGAATTTATATCTACAGCCCAGCTATCGGCATAAATGCAAATCAGGTCAGCCCCTGCATTAAGCTCTACCCATAAAAAGGACATATCCTCAGCCCAGCCCGCCGTAAACTGTCGCGTGTGTAAAACGCGTCCGCAAGCAAGCAAAGCTGCCTCTGCACACTCCACTGCTGGCACCACTTTGCGTCCATCGGCCAGCGTCATCTCGCTAGCCAGGTCCTCAAAAGAATAGAGCACCGGCAGAATCTTGCTCACATCATCCAGCGCATCGCCGCCGCCTTCCTCGCGGGCCTCGGCATCGGCGTAGAACTCCACGTCGGCCAGCGGCTCGCCCTGGCCCTCGTACGTGGCGGGCAGCCCGCGCAGCAGCCCATAGCGGCCGGTGGCGGGGTGGTAGACCGTGATGTCTTCGGCCAGGTACGGGGCCAGCCGGCGCAGGAACTCGCGCTGGCCGCTGAGCGGAAAGTGGGCCGTAACGGGGCGGGCGCGGAAGCCAGCAGCGTAGCCAGTTTCGTGGGCGTAGGCCACCTCCTTGAAAATGGGGCCACCCGTGGGCACAATGCCCCGGCTGATGGCGTATTGGTCGGCGGGGCTAAGGATTGCTTGTACACTCATCTTACAGTTCCTCCGCTTTAGATTGGATGTAAGTATTTACTTTTCCAATGAGCCCGCGCACATTGGCGATAATCTGCTGGGCCTCGGGTGTAGCCAGTTCAGGCAGCACCACGGCATTGAGTGTGCCTATCAATGCCAGCAACTTTTCGCGGTCAGGCGCAGCCTTTGCTTTCTTTTCGGCCGCTATGCGAGCCTTTTCATCAGCCGCAGCTTTTGCCTGAGCCTCCTGCTTAGCCTTCAATTCAGCAGCTTCTCTAGCCGCAGCTTCCTGGCGCAGCTTTTCGGCAGTAGCTCGCTCCTGGCGCAGAAGTTCTTCAGCAGCGGCTTTTTCCTTGGCCGCCTTAGCTTCAATCTCTCGGCGGTCGGCAGCGGCCTTTTCTTCTAGTTGGCGGCGTTGCTCGGCAGCAGCACGTTCCACTTTTACACGTTCTTGCTCAGCAGCAGCCCGCTCAGCAGCAGCGTTTGCCTCAACTTCTTGCCGCTGGCGCTCAGCCTCGGCGCGCTCGGTAGCCAGCACCTTTTCGCGCTCGGCAGCCTCGGCTTTCAGCCGCTCATTTTCTGCCCGTTGCGCTTCGCGTTCAGCGGCTTCTTTTTCTAGCTGAATACGCTCGGCTTCAACCGCGGCCAGCCGGTCGGCCTCGGCCTTACGGGCAGCTTCTTCACGGGCCTCCTTGGCCGCCAGCAAGCCATTAAGTAATTCAGTGAAAGCCTCTTCGCTCAAGTCAGCTAGGGCATACACGTTGGGGTCAGCCGTGTAGGGGGCAAGGGCTGTGTGCCGTTCTGCCTTTAGCTTTTCCTTGCGAGCGGCAGCGGCACGCACCGCGAAGTTTTCTTGCTCTTGCAGGTGGTCCTCAATTGGCTGAATGAGACCCACTAAATATTTCGCCACCCCATCGACGGCGCGGCCACCTTGCAAGTATTCCTCTTTTAGTTCTTTGCGAGTACTTTCTACCGTGAGGCGAAGCTGGCGCAGAAAGAGACGGCCCTCGCGCGCCATCTTCATCTCAGCTTTCTGGCCTTCGTCGGTAACAGTCAACGCCTTAGACTTTTCAGCCCACTCGCTGGCCTTAGCCTCGTAATCAGCGAAGCGCTCGGCAATCACAGCCGATTTGCTTTCAGTCAGGCCAGACTGGGCCACGATGACTGCTAACTCGTTTTCTACAATAGGTTGCATAACTTTGTGATGCTCTGATTATGAATGGGCACTTGATTGAGAGCCATCGCACCTCGTCCGTGCGGTGGCTTTTGGTTTCTAGGCGGCAGCAGGAATGGGTTCGTAGGTGACCGTATAGGCCGAAGGCGATAGCGGCTGCTCGACCGGCGCAACTTGACGGAAGTGGCCGTACTGCTTATAGTCCCACTTGCGGTTGCCTTTCTCTCCGTCCTTGATGCCGTGGGCCTGCACAAAAAGGCCGTGATGGGGCAGGTGAAATACCACCTCGTGCCACTCGCACTCACGCTTGGTTCGGTCGTAGCTTTCTTCCGTCACCCACTCTACATCGCCCATCCACTGCGGGCGGTTGCCGTGGCGCACAAAGTCCTTTACGCTAATGCCTTCGGCCTTCATGCGCTCGACTATCTGCGTGAATGTTAGGCGCGGAATCTCGCGCTCTTTTGCGTAGTCCAGCGGGCTGGCAATAAAGACCACTGTCGCCCGGCAGTTGTCGTTGGGGCAAGCTATTTCTTGGGCGGCGCGAAGAGCGCCCGCCGCATCCAGCACGGCAATAAGCCCGTGTTTACCGCAGCGGCCGAAAGCGTAGGTGCCAATGGCGGCAAATACTTCTAGGGTAGTGGTTTCGGCGGCCGTCAGTGGGCGCTCATAAACTGCTTTTTCAACAATAGTCATGGCGGTGATTATTAAGAAATTGACTTTGGTTTTTCTGCCGGCCACCAACATTTCGAGGCCAGGCAATAGGTCTCGGGGTAAGTGGGGTGGGCATCGACCCAGCCCGCGTTGCGCAGCGCCCCGAGCAGGCGGCTAGCGCTCAAAGTGTGGCCGTGAATGCCAACTAATCTTCTTTGGAGCGTGGCGCAGTTAAACCACGTATCTAAATCCAGTCGGGTAAGCACCCAGTCCGCAAAATCAGCCTGACTCATTGCCATCTGCTTTTGGCGGCTGCACTTAGCTTGGCTCGCGTTTCAGGGCTATAAACCCTGTTTTTAGCAGCAGCCTTTAGCTTTTCCTTACCCTCGGCAGTGTAGCCTTTTTTTCGGGCAGCACTCAGCTTTGCTTTTGTTTCGGGCGTGTGCTTTTTGCCAGTGCTGGCTGTTTTGAGTTTAGCCCGCTGCTCTTCGCTGATAACCTTGCCTTTATTAGCAGCCGATAGTTTGGCGCGTGTTTCGGCGGTTGGTTTGCGGCTTTGAGCCTTGGCAGCTAGTAGCGCCTTTGCTTCTGGGGTGTGTTTCTTGCCTTTAAAAGATGATGGCTTTCGCTCTTCGGGGGCTAGTGCAGCACGGCGCTCCTTATTAGTAGCAACTCGTTTTGCAATGCTTTCAACTGAAGCTTTGCGGCCAGTATTTGCAGCTACCACCTTTGCGCGGTGCTCTGGCGATAGCTTTTTGCCAAGCTTAGAGGCGGCTATTTTCGCTCGCGTTTCGTCCGAAACCAGGGTGCCAGCAGGCGAACCAGCCACACGGTAGGTATTGAAGCCAAGCTTAGGCAGGTAGCACTGATAAGCATCTAAAAAAGACTGCTCTCGCTGAAGCAACTCTTCGGGTGCACAAGCCGCAAGTAATTCAAAGCGCAGACTCTCGACACCATACTTACCCACAAAATTCTGAAGCTGAGGTGCATGGTGCTTGCTGCCTTTCAGTTCACTGAGGTGACGACGAAAACGCTGGTGCAGGTTTTTCGCGCTACCCACATACACCTTATTATTCACAGTGTTGCGAATAATATAGATGCCCGAAAGCTTGGCCTGAGAGTCTGCTACTAAGAATTGCATAGTCTTCTCAGATTAAAAAGGCAAGTCGCTGTCGTCTACTGCCAGGTTCTTGGCCTGCTCAGGCGTGGGCGCGGCGCCCGGCTTGGGCTGCGTGTCGAAGGGGTTGCCGCCGTCGATAAGGGCCATGAGGTTCACAGGGCTTGCATCGACTACCGCTTGAATGTCAGCGGGCAAGGGGCCCGGCTTACCCGGCATCACGGCGTATTTGGTTTCGAGGCCCTTGCCCGACTTCTTAATCTTGAGGCTGTACTGGCTAGGGTGCCCCCACTCGGAGTCATTTGACAGGCCGATGATGGCATCCCGGATTTGGGCCTGTGTTACCTCCCACAGCTCGACTTGCTTAGTGCCGATGTTGTAGATGGCCATAGCCCAGAATTCTTTTACCTTCTCGGGCTTGCCGTCCTGGCCGATGCGAATGTCAGCGGGTTGGCCAGGGTGCTGGAGCGAGCGCTTGGGCTTGCCATCGGCGCCCCAGTACACGAAGCCAATAAGTGGCTGCTCGCTGAGGATGCGCAAGCTGTTATCGCCATCGGCGAGCTTGGTGAAATTGCCGCCGCCCGTTGAGGTGGGTGCTACGTAGTTTGCAGGAACGAAAGAAGCTGTCATGATTTTTGTGAGTTTGCCCGTAGGCGGTTGAGGTGGAATTGACAATGCGGCGGCGAGCCACGGCTTAAGGCGGTTGCATAATCCAGGAAGTGAGTGGGTTAGTGGAAGTAGCGGTAGCCGATGATGAGCACCACCGCAGCGGCTTCGATGAGCAAGGCATTGCGCACGCCCCGCAGTAAGAGGTTATTCATGGGGCTAGGCGGCTACGCAGGCCAGTAGAGAGGTGGGAGGAAAGAGACTAGTGGAAGTGGTAGACTGGGCTGGCCTTATGGTGCCGGTCGCTTAGTTCGTCGCAGGCATCAAGCGGCAGGGCGAAGCCGGCCGGCATATAGTCATTCAAGACATTCGCTCGTTTGAGTGCCCATCGCCACGCCCACGCCAAGCGTTCTTGGCAGAGGCTTTTGAGAATAAGGCGGGCGGCGGCGCGGTGCATAGCGCACTCCCGGCCGCTGGCTAGCAGCTGTTCGGCGGCTAAGCCCACGACAGGGGCCGGAATTGAGGCGAAAGACAGCATGGGGCGGGCAGCGAAGACGTGAGAGGGGAAGACTAGGCGACAGGGGGTTGGACCATCTCGGCCGAGCCCACCACGGCCATGCCTCGGCTGGCAGCTTCGCGCCGCCGCAGCTCCTGCCGGAAGGAAAGCGACCCATCGGCCAGCATCTTCTCGGCCTGGGCCTGGGTGTAGCGGTCGAGGTTGAGCAGCATCTTGGTCTTTTCCCAGCGCTTGCAATAGAAGCTGTTGTAGAGGCGCTGCAAATCCTCTTTCTGCTGCTGCGTGGCGAATACCACAGGCAAAAGCGGATAAGCCACGTGCAGCCGGGCGGCTAGCAACCCCAGCACCTCATCAGCCGTGTCGCCGTAGTCGAGGCTGAAGTGGCAGTCGAGCGGGTTGCGCTCGGCGGATGGGTCCCAGGTGGTGAGCCAGAACTGGTAGGCGCCGCTGCGCTTGCGCGAAGTCTGGGCTTCTACTTCAAAATCAGTTTTGCCAGCGGCAGCCAGCAGGGCCAGGGCGGCGGTGGTGAAGTCGTCGAGGTGCATGGAAGTGGGTGCGTTTTGTGCGTTTTGAATCTTTTGCAAATCTATACTACAAAAGCGTACAAATGATACAAAGGCGGGCAAAATTTTTTCAGCCCTACACTGCGAGCCCTAAATCTTCGAGCTGCATCTCTAATTCTGATAACCGATTTTTTGCCTGCTCAGCACTGGAGTCCAGTTTTCGCACAACTATTTTGAGCGCTGCCAGCACGAGCGGATTGCTACAACGGCCATTCATAACGTTACGAATGTGGCTTTTTGAGCACTCTGGGAGCAAATTGTGAATATCTTTTGCGTACGGCCGGCCGGCTAGCCTTTCTCGCAAAGCGCTCATTTCAGCCTCGTAAGAGGGCTGCGGCGTAGCTGGCGCTATTTTTTTTGTGTGAGGCATAGTGGTAGAATAAATATTTCTTTGCAACCTTTGTAGTGCCTTGTAGTTAAAAAGGCAAAGGCGCACGGCCTTAGAACGCTAAAAGATTCACCAAAGATACAAAGGCGTACAAGCTTTACAAACTTAATTGCTCACTATTTTTTCACTGTTATGGAAAAGACACTAGGTCAGCAACTTACCGCCATGCGAGAGGCGAAAAGTATGACGCAGGACGAGCTAGCCGAAAAGTCGGGCGTAAGCCGCCCACAGATTTCGCGCATAGAGAACGATGAAATTGATGCCCCCCGGCGCGCTACGCTGAGCAAACTAGCCGAAGCACTAGGCACGGATGCTTCTGTGTTCCTGAGCCCAGCAAGCCCCGCCCGCCGGGTAGCCCCGGCCGATGCCCCAGAAGCTGAGAACCTGGCTCAATTTGAAAACGTGGTGCTGCGCGAGCAAATCGAGGAGCAAAACGAGAAGATAAATACCCAGGCGCAGCAGCTAGCCAAATACAAGGCGTTGGTTGCCTACCTAAACGCTGAACTGGGAAAGTTCGGGGGTAGCCTGGAAGCAGCCCTGCATGGCTTAGTACCGACCGGCCCGCGGGCCGGTCGGTTAATCGCCGCGGGCTAGGCTACTCAGTTGCCCGTCTGGCACCATAGCGGGTGTCGTAATCAGTTACAAACCCAACAGCAAGGCGAGCAAGCTGCTAATTATTAATCGTTTACGGGACGGGTTCCCTGACCCTCCTTCTCTGCGAATAAGATTAGCAGATTGCCCGCCGGTATCCCGGCGGGCTTTTTTGTGCTCTGTGGCCTGCAAACGGCCCTCTCAATGCATTCAGCAGCCTTACGTGAGGCTAGCACATTCACTCGCACTTCATGAATTGGGGTTACACACCCCTTTTTACTGCAACCGCTGCTAATAAAATTAGTATCATTAAGCCCGGGCTTGCTACACTCATGAGGCAACCGGCGCGCTTATGCTGCTTCGCCACTACATGACGCTTCTTTACTGGTTTCGTAAAAACACCCGCGCCCGTGAACGGCCTGGTACTATTCAGTGCCGCGTTACGGTAGACAAAGCAGAGTATAATTTTAGCACAGGCGTCTATGTGCAAAAGGACGATTGGGATGCAGCTCGGCAAGCGGTGCGTGGGCGCACGGATGAAGTCAAGGTGGCTAATCAGCGCCTCACGCAGCTAGCCACTGGTCTGCGCGAAGCCTTCAATATCTTGGAGCGTGAAGGCAGCTACATCACACCTGAAAAGGTGGTGGTTCGTTTTCAGGCCCCGCAACGTCGCACGGCTTCGTTACTTGAGGTTGTTGGCCGCTACCTCACAGCCCGCACGGCGCAGGTAGAAAGTGCTCAGATAACGGCTGCTACCCGCGAAGCCGATGGGGTGCGCCTCGCCCGACTCGAAGCTTGGCTAACAGACACGAATAACTTGCAGATGCGGCCGGCCGAAATGAGCATTCGCCGCGCAGAGCAGTTGCTGGAGCATCTACGCTCAGACGGCAAAAGCCAGAACTACGCCCTTAAGGTGCTCGACGCGGTGGGAGCGGCGCTAAAATGGGCAGTCAGGCATGAGCTACTCGACCGCAATCCGATGGAGGGCTTTTCAGCTAAGAAAGAACCGCCTAAGCCCGCCGTTTTCCTTACACCTGCCGACTTAGTAAAGCTATGGTACTACGACTTTGAAGCAGCGGGGCTGAGAAAAGCTGCTGACATGTTTCTTTTCCAATGCTTTACGGGCCTTTCCTGGCAGGACGCTACTAATTTTCGCGCCTCAGAGCACGTCGTGCCCCAACCATCTGGTGGGCTACTCATTCGCATTGCCCGCCAGAAAACGGGCACTGTCACTATGATACCCTTCTTTGCGCCGGCTATTGAGCTACTGGCTCGTTACGGCGGCGAGCGGTTGCCGATGCCCAGCAATGAATACCAAAACCGGGCCCTGAAGCAAATCGGTTACCTCTGCGGCTTCTCGCAGCACCTCACTACCCACGTGGGGCGAAAAACGGCGGGTATGGTGCTGCTGCAAGACGGGGTGCCTATGACGATAGTAAGCGCCGTGCTCGGCCATCGCTCGGTTTCCATTACGCAAAGCACCTACGCCAGCGTGCTGCCCGACACGGTGCACTCAGAACTGAGTAAGGTGTATGGGCTGGAAGTGCTGGGTATGAGTCAGCAGCGCAAGCCCTTTCTGCGAGAATTTACCGAGCGCCTGCTGGCTGCGTAATTTCGCCCCCACAGCCCCAAATGCCAACCGCCCCCGCATCGGCTGACACGGGGGCGGCTAGGGCTAAGCGGGTGGCGGTAGTAGCAGTGCTTCCAGCGCTGCGAGCCGGGCGGCGGGCGGGGCGCATTACAGAAACTGGTGGTCGTTCGTAAGCGGCTCGTAGCCGTATTTGCCGAGCATCGGGTAGAAGCTGTCGAGTAGGCTAGCCGTAGCGGCGGTCTGGCCACTGAGCACCTGCGGCAGCGTGTTGCGGTGGCGGCCAGCCTCCAGGCTCACGGCCTGGGCCTTGAGGCTGGGACGGGTGGCCCACCAGGCTTTGAGGTGCGCTACTTCGTTGGCGAGGTCGCGGGGTTGCGGATTTTCCATTAACTTGTGGCCTCAATCGGCCCGGTTAGGATTCAATCGAACCAGTGGGAAGATTAAACCGCCACCTGTAGCCGCAGGTGGCGGTTTTTGATTTCAGGCTACTTCAAACTCGTTGGTGCCACGTGCTAGGTAAGTCGTTGAGCCATTCACTTGAATTTCAGCACCAACCAAATACTCGCCTTCCCAAATTAATTTAGCCCAGGGGTTTTTCTTAATATTGTATTGCTCAGCAATATCCTTTGCCACAATAATGTAAGCGTGCTTTGGGGTTCCGATTAGGGTAAACATGACATCTCGCTGGTAGCCGCCAGCGCGGGGTCTTGGGGTGAGTCGAGTGCGATAGTGCGTTCGACATGACAAATATACGAACGTTAGTTGAAGTTGTATGCGTTTTGCATAATAATTTTCAATAAATATTTTGGTGCGCAAGTAGCGGCGCACAAAAAAGCCCCGACCACACGACCGGGGCTTTTTTGTGGGAGATGTGGAGAGCTAGGTAGATAGCTTGCTAGAAAAGTGGATAGCTTGCTAGAAAAGTGGATAGCTAGTAAGCCAGCAGCGCCCGCTACCAGGGCGGGGGCTAAAATAAGGGCTGGCCTACCAGGTGGCCGTGGTCGAAGCACAGCATCGGTAGGGCCGGGCCGTAGACCATCGCGTCGAAACCAGCAGCCGCCGCAGCCTCGTACCAGTCACTAGGTGGGCGGTGCTGCTGGAAAATATTGCCTCCTTCAGCTAGCCAAATAGGCTTGTCTGGCCAGCGGCGGGCGGCTTCGGTGTGCACGGCGGCGTACTGGTCAGGATGGTAATTGTTAAGGCCCACAATGTCAAGCATATCCAGCCTGGCCAGTAAATTCATGGGGTGGGCATGGGCGTCAAACAGGCCCACTTCAAAGGGCTCGCTGGTTGCAATGCGGGCCGCTGGGTCGCCCCACCGCACGCCTTGCGCTGTGCATTGGAGCATGCGGCCTAATGTCACCCACACTTGCTCTGGGCTGGTGTTACCCCCGCCTGCGTTCGGAAACCAGCGCTCACTATTAATCATGTGCGCCTGAAAGTTTACTTCGCACATTGGCACGTAGGAGTGGAAGACACCGGGGTAGCGCTTGGCTACCTGTTGGGCGGCTCGCAGCATGTGGGCGCTGGCCATGCCTGGCAATAGTACCTCAGTGGCCGATAGCCAAGCCGGCCAGTCGTAGTGATACAGCACCAGCACCGTGGGGAGCTCCCGCGCCAGTTCGGCTACGCGGTCTAGGTAGGCCCAGTTGAATACCTCGCGGGCGGGGTTGGTTTCCTGCATCCACGCGCCCACCCGCAGCAGCTGGATACCTGCTTCTTTAGCCGCGGCGTAGGTGGATTCGAGTGAATCAGCCCGAAACTCGTTATTAGAGTGGTGCAGGTCGTAGGTGTGGCAGTGGCTCCGGCCGCGTACGGTGGAGCTGTCGAGGGCAGCGGCTCTTATCATAACGTGTTGAATTAGACCTGGTCTATGCGAACGGTTATAGGTTGAGGGGCCGCCAGCGCGCCGCCGAAGTAGAGGCCATGGGTAAGGCCAAAATGCGCCAGCCCAGCCGGTGCGGGCACCAGGCAGTCTGCGCCGTAGCTGCCATCGAGTACGGCCGTGAAGCGGTAGGCGGGGCCGTCAGCCCCGTCCTCCAAGTCAATGTAGCAGCGCACGCGCCGGCCCAAAGGCACCTGTGCCACCACGGGGAACCGCAGCTGCACATCCCATTGCTTGACGCCCGCCGTGTATACGTAGGCCAGCAGCTCGATACACTGCGCCGACTTGCTCCACCGCCAGCCGAAGCGGGCGCTGTTATGGTGCACGCCGCCGAAGCCGAAGCTGAGGCCGAATAGCTTGTTCACGTCCTCCGCATTGTAGGCGGCAAAGTCGTAGGCGCAGCTAGCGTCGAAGGTGACGTAGCGCGCCATTGCTTGCTTGCCCACCCAGGGCAGCGTAGAAAGGGGCGGCACGCGATGATAGTGCGCGCCTTGCCGGATGGTGTAGGTAGCCATAAGATTAGGAATGTCGCGCCAGCAGGCAGCCACTGAGCGCCAGCAGTAGCGGGGTGGGGACGGGCACGGCTACGAGCGCTTACCGGAATTGGCCAACACGGCGAACAGGATGCCCGCCACCAGGCCGCAGAGGCAGCCCCAGCCCGTGCCGGCGGAAGCGGTGAAGCCGAGGGCGGGGCCGACGAGGCAGCCGAAAATAGCGAAGAGAATTACGGCGACGGCGACAGGGAGCAGCAGGTTTGCGGGTTTCATAATTAAAGCAGGGAAAAGGTTAGTGAAAAACAAATACTTTGAGTAGCACGGCCAGCACGGCGCCTGCCCCTACTCCTTTATAAGTATGGCTATCGAGCAGCAGCGGTGGCCGCGGCGGGCTGGCCAGCACCACCCGGGCGGCGGCCCGCATCCGGTCGGCATCGGCCTCGGCTGCGGCTTGGCCGGCCCGGCTGCGGCGTAGCTCGGTGTCAAGCGTAGCTATTTCCTGCTTGGCCAGCTCCGCCTGGTGCCGCAGGTCGGCCTGCACCGCGTCGCCCGCCGGCACCAGGGCCAGCGCCTGCCGGCCGGCCTGGTAAGAAGCCGAGTCGAGGCCGATAAGCCGCTCGCGCACCACGTCGCCGGGCATCAGCTGCACCGCGATGGGCACGGGTAGCAAGGGCTTAATGGCTTGCGCTGTAGCGGGGCGGGTTAGCAGGCAGCACAGGAGCAATAGCAGGAAACAGGGCGCGGAGCGAGTCATAGCGATGTTGATTGAGGCGCCCCGCACGCACGGCTTCGCGGTGCTGGCCGGCCAAACTGAAAAAGGCGCTGTCGAAATTGTGGCGGTGGGCAGCCTCAGCGGCGGCGCGGGCGGCCTGGGCCTGTTCGGCGCGGGTTACCACGCGGCCGGCACGGCGCCGGGCTAGCCAAGTGCTGGTATAGTCGAGGCCCTGCGTGGCCACCAGCACGGCGAAAATGATGGCCAGGGCGTAGGCCAGCCAGCGCCACTGGCTGCTGAGGAAGGAGGCGAAGAGCATTATTCTCGGTGCTTATAAGTAGGCCGGTCTACCACGTTGACTGCGTAAGCCACTTGGCTTTTAAGTCGCCAATTCTTAAAAACGCCGTCGCCATCGCGGCTGAGCTTGCCACCACCGGTATTGCCTTCTACCGTCTGGCACATCGAGGTGCTACCCCATAGGTCGTTGAAACCCACGTGTACTACAGCCTTACTACCCCACTCATAGCACACTAGGTCGCCGGGCTGTGGTGGCCCAGCGCCACCTATTGGCCGCCCGTGGTCGAGAATAATATGGTCTTTATCTGCCCAGCTGCGTGCTCGGCCGAAGTAGGCCGTCTTCATGCCAGCAGCTCGAAAGCCAGCCGACACAAACCACGAGCACCAGTAGGTGCCCAGCGCCCACTTGCCAGCGCCCAACTGGTAAGCGTCAACCTCTTTGCCCCGGTTCGTTTTGCCGATTTCGCGCACCTGCAACTGCGAGTAGTACCAGGCGCGCAGGGCGGCCCGTTTTTCTAGTGAGGTACGATTGTCAGGGCGGTGTTGAGAAAAGCCTGGGCTAGCGCCAAGAAGGCAAAAAAGGGCAGCAAGCAAAAGAGTAAGCGCACACATCGGATAGTAAATTGAAATTGAGAAATGCGGCGGCGCTCGGCAGCCAGCTCAATAGTCTGGGCCCCTAGCCAGCCTTCACTACCAGGCGTGGGCAGCATATCGGTAAGTGACTTCGTTACATTTTCGAGCAGCTTATCTTCCATGCAGTCACGCACGTAACGGTAGAGGCCAGGAAACAGGAAGCGCCACGGCACGAAGGCCATGCTCACGGCGGCGAAGAATTGCAGCGCCGCCAGCACGGGGGCGTTGAGTGTACCCGTGTCGAAGGAGCCTGCGGCGGGTAGGCCCGCGTAGCCGGTGTACCAGCGCAGGGCCGGCGGGGCCAGAAAGAAGATGGCCGCGGCGATGGCCACCATCACGATGATGCGCCAGCCTTTGCGGGGCGGGGGTTGGGTAGTTGGTTGCATAAGCAGAAAAAGGAAAGGGTGAAAAACTTACTTTACTTGCCGCTCCAGCAGGCGGTCGAGCTTGTTGCTGATGTTATTGTAGCCTTCCACGACGTGGCGCAGCTCGGCTTTCACACCCGCCATATCCTCGCGCATGCGGCCCACTTCGCCTAGTTGGTGCTCGATAGCCTGGCAGCGCTGGTGCAGGCCGTCGGCCAGCTTCTCGACCGACTGCTGAAAGCCGGCCAGGCGTGTTTCGTGGTTGGCGTCGCTGACTTCGAGCTTGTGCAGGCGCGCCTCAACGGCGGCGCGGTCGGCGCGGCTGGGCACGAAAAAGATGTTGTAGGCCGCCATGCAGGCAGCCAGCGAGAGCGAGAGCAGGGCAATGAGTTGAGGCGTCACACTAATGAAATAGCTAGGGTAGGTGAAGAGCCAGCCAGATAGCCGCAGCGGCGGCCAGTGTCGTCAGCAGAATGCGGCGCAGCTCAGGCATAGCGATTGAAAGGCGGCCGGTCGGCGGCGGCCATGTGGT